GCGCGGGGGGGCCCGGCGGGGGGGGGGGGGGGGGCGTTGACCGGGAAGACGAGCTGCTGCTGGACCTCGACCTATTGGACGGGACGCTGGTCGAGTTCGATCCGGATCGCATCGAGACAGCGATCGCGCTTTGGCAGCGGGGCCTGGTCGCCGTCGAGTTCGTGCGTGGCACCGCAAGCGTCATCTACGTGCGGATCCGGCATGCGAACGGCGTTCGCATCGGAGGGCTCGTATGAGTGAGCTGACCGACCTGATCCGCGAGGCGAACCAGATCTCGACGGTGTTCGACGTGCTGGGCCCCGAGCACAAGGTCTTCCGGTCCGGCCGGCGGTTCCGGGGCGCTTGCCCGGTCTGTGGCGACGGCAAGAGCCGCACCTCGACCCGGTTCTGGGTCGATGACGCCGGCCGGAAGTGGGGCTGCTTCAACGGCGGCGCGGCGGCCTGCTCGCGCGGGGGCGACGCCGTCGACCTGTACGCGTTCCTGGCGGGCATGAGCCTGAAGGAAGCGGCCGAAACGATGGTCGGGCGGCCGCTGCCCAAGCGCCCCCGACCGCCCGAGCCCGATCGCCGGCGTCCGGTGCGCACGGCCGAGGACGAGGACACCTGGAAGCGCAAGTTCGCGGTCGAGATGTGGACCAAGGCCAGGCCGGCGACCGGCACACTGGTCGAGACCTATCTGCGGGCCCGGGGGATGCATGGCCCGATCCTGGAGGCCGCGCTGCGCCAGTTGCGGTTCCGCCGCAGCGCCTATCACAGCGGGTCCAGGAGCAAGCCCGTGAAGTTCCCCGCCATGGTCGGCCTGGTCCGCACGCCGGCGGGACCGACGGGCGGCGTCCATGTCACCTATCTGGCCCCAGACGGCTCCGGAAAGGCCTCAATCAGCCCCGCGAAACGCATGTGGGGCCCGCAGTCGGTCGAGATCGACGGCGTCCGGATCCCCGGCTGCGTGTGGCTCACGAACCCCATGGCCGAGGGCGGCCTGGTCGAGGCCGAGGGGATCGAGTCGGCCGTGTCGGCGGCCATCCTGCAGGGCGGGCCCCGGCGGGTTGTCGCGGCGCTGTCGCTCCGCGCGGTCCAGGGCGGCGTGCTGCCCGACAAGTGGGGCCGGATCGACCCCGACGTGCTGAGGCCGGATCCGGCGTCGCCGGCGTTCACCTGGCCCGAGCCGACCGATCGGCCGTGGGGCGAGGTGCTGATCGCCGTCGACCGCGACATGAAGCCGGTGGGCGTCAAGGTGCGCAAGGCCGGCGGCGGCACCATGGAGCGCCAGCTGGGCCCCGAGGACCGCGCCAAGATCTGCGCCGGCCTGGCCTGCGCCGCCTGGCGGCGAACGACGACCGCCCCGGTGCGCGCGATCGCGGCGCGGCCGGGCATGGATTTCAACGACGAACTACGCGCCCGCCAGGGCGTTGGGGGAGGCCTTCAGTGAGCGCCGATGAGTATGGATTTTCCGACGCGCCGACGGCCGAGGAACTGGCGAAATTCGACCTGAACGACTTCGGTAACAGCCGACGATTCATCCGGCTGATTGGCGGCGTGATCGATGGCGATGGCGACGTGGTCACCACGCGCTGCACCTTGCTCCACCAGCTGGGCCAGGGCTGGGTCGGCTACAACGGGCAGTTCTGGGACCGCAAGTTGGGCGACCAGCTGGCGCGTAAGATGGGCCACCGCGTGGCGACCAAGATGCGCGGCCTCTGGGCCGACCTGAAGCCCGCCCATAGCGGCGCGACCGAAAAAGAGCTGTTCAAGTACCTGGATGGCCTGGGCAACCGCTCGACCCAGTCGGCCATGCTGGCCCTGGCCGAGCCGTACCTGACGGTCGAGATCGACGCGTTCGACCGTCATCCCATGGCCATGAACTGTCGCAACGGAACGGTATGGCTTCGCCAGGCGCCGGCGGCCGAGGGGGTGAAATTCGAGGCCGAGTTGCGTTCCCACGACCCTGGGGATCGCCTGACCCGGTTCATCGACGTCGACTACGATCCCAAGGCCGAGGCCCCGCTGTTCCGCAAGACCGTCGAGACCTCGATCTCGGACGAGACGATGCGGGCGTTCTTCCACCGGGCCCAGGGCTACTCGGCGACGGCCGCGATCCATGAGCAGGCCATCTTCCTCTGCCAGGGCCTCGGCCGGGACGGCAAGTCGACGATCCTCGACGCGATCCGCGAGACGCTGGGCACCTATGGGGCGGTCGGATCCGTAGCGACCTTCCTGGATACGGGCCTGCAGGGCGGCGGCCAGGCCGCGCCCGACATCGTCAAGCTGGCCGGCGACGCCCGCATGGTCGTGCTCTCAGAGCCGCCCAGGGGGGCGAAGTGGAACGAGGGCCTGCTGAAGGCCTGGACCTCCGGATCGCCGATCACGGCCCGCGAGCTGCGCGAGAAGCCCTTCGACTTCCGGCCGACCGGCAAGCTGTGGGTCGAGTGCAACGCCTTCCCCGTGGCCCGGGGCGACGACGACGGGATCTGGCGTCGGATGTTCCCGATCCTGTTCCCCAACCAGGTCGCGCCGGACAAGGTCGACCGCCTGCTGCCCAAGAAGCTGGAGCCCGAGCGGGCCGGGATCTTGAACTGGTTGATCGAGGGGATCGCCGCCTGGCTCGAGTCCGGCCTGGCCCCGCCCGAGGGCGTCACCAAGGTTCGCGACGACTACCGCAAGCAGTCCAGCCCGTTCGGCGACTGGCTGAACGAGCGGTGCGTCTGGGGCAAGGCGGCCGAGGGCGTCCGGACCATGTCGAGCGAGCTGTTCAACGACTACAAGACCTGGGCGGAGGCCCAGGGGATCGACAAGCCCATGTCGATCCGGGCGTTCGGCGACGCCTTGCAGCAGCGCCAGATCCTGCTCGCGGGCAAGAACCGGCTGGGCCAGAAGTTGCGGGCCCCGATCCGCGTCAAAACCACGTCGGAGCTCGAAGCCGATTTGGCCGTGGCTAGCGCCGGCGGCCCGATCGTGGATGCGCGCGAAGTGGCGGCGGCCGAGGCCCTGGACGCCTTCGACAAACCCGACTGGGAGGGCCGCGAATGACCCTCCGCGCCATGACGGACAGTGACGGACAGACGGACAATCGAGGTCGGCGGTCCCCAAGGGCGCGGGCCCAGCGCCGACCTTTGGAGTGTTCGGCGGGCCTCCAAGGTCCGTCACCTAAGCCACTGACCCGCCGACGAAAACGGACAGTCCGGACAGTACGGACATTCATCCCCGGTGGAGGCCGGGGCGGGTGCCATGTGCGATCTCACGACCTTTGTCTGTCCGTCTGTTCGTCTCTCTCTTTGAGATCCTTCCAATGATCCAAGATCAAGAAATTCAGAGTCCAGAGGACGAGGCCGCTGGCCTGCTGCGCCTCGAAGGCGTCATCGACATGTCGGCCCTCCAGGTGGCCCAGCTGCGGGACGTCATGCGCATGGCGGTCTCCGGTCGCCCTGGCGCGGCCGCCGAGGCCGCCCGGCGGGTGGCCGTCATCCGGGCCCAGCTGAACGACGTTCAGCGGCCCACGCTCCACCGCCAGGTCCGGGCCGACGACCAGGCCGAGATCTACCAGGACGACCAGGGCGACGAGCCGGGCGCGATCCTGGCCGTGGGTAGGGATGGCCTGCTGACCTTGGCCAAGTCCGGCGGCCTCACCGCCACCCAGCTGACGGCGGCTCGCACCTATCGCTTCCTCTATGAGCAAGCGGGGAGGGGCGCAGGCCTGGGCTCACAGCTGGACGACAAGCCCAGGGCCAAGCGCTCGACCTCTCACAGCATCGTGGCCGCTGGCCTCTATCGAGCCTATGTCGGTGTCCACCTCACCCGGATCGAGCGCGCGGTCATGCTGGTCGATCGCACGGGTCGCCAGCTGTCCGTGCTCCGCGCGGTGGCCGGCGAGGGTCGGACGATCAATAGCCTGGGCAAGGGCGGCAAGGGCCGGGAGCAGCGGACCAAGGCGCTCGCCCTGGCGCTCGACCACGTGGCCCTCCAGCTTCACGCCGTGAAGTCCGCTCTTGTCGTGAAGTGAGGGCTTGCGAATCGGGGGCAACTTACTGCATAGGTTGGTCACCTTCAGAGGTATGACCCAAGCCCGCCCGGCCAGCCGCGGCGGGCTTTTCCATGCCCGAAACCTCAATCAAATCAGGCCCTTAGCCTAGCCTCGGCCATCCCCTCGGGTCCTCCCCAGGGTACCCCGGGTGTATGCGGTGGGGCTGAGCGCGATCTCGCGTTAGTTAAATCGCTGAATTCATTATGAAAGTCGTGAATTCATGGCTATGATGAGCAAGTCAGAGTTCGCCGCGTCCATGAATGTTGGACCCTCGGCGGTCTCGAACTGGGCCAAGCGCGGCCTGATCGTCATGGGCCCCGATCCGACGCGCCCGGGCAAAGAGCTGGTCGACGGCGACAAGTCCAGGATCCTGGTCAACGCCACGATCGACCAGACGCGAGGCCGCCCCAAGACTTCCGACCGAACCGCCGCCGAGGCGTCGCAGGATCCGCAAAATCCGATCAAGCCGCCGGCGCTGGGAGGGGCTCTGCCAAAACCTGTTCTGAGTGAGACGGAGCAGGCCCGCCTGGAAGAGGTGCGCGAGCGGATCACGCGCCGGCGGATCGACAACGCCAAAGAGCTGCGCCAGCTGGTGGCGTTGAGCGAGTACGATCGCCGCGCCGGCGAGATGGGCCGGAAGATCCGCGAGCGCAGCCACGGCCTGATCCGCCAACACGCCGAGCGCCTGGCCGCCGAGACTGAACCTCGCGTCGTCGCGGCCCTCCTGCATGGCGAGTTCGACAAGCTGTTCGACAAGATCGCCTCCGAGCTGGAGGCGGACGCGGCGGAGGAGATGGTGGCGGACCGCGCCTTGGCGGCTGTCGAGGCTGAGATCGAGGAGGGCGAACTAGCACCGACCTAGGAGGGCCGATGAACGCACCGACCTTCCTCATGCCGTCGCCCTACGCGGCGGAGGTTCTGAGTGCGAACGCCGTTCGCATCACGCGGTCGTTCGCCGCCGGCCTTCGCCCACCGGCCCAGACCTGGGTCGATGACTGGGCGGTCGAGTATCGCGAGTTCCCCGAAGACTCGGCGCTCCCCGGCGACTGGTCGCACGACAACGCGCCGTACCTCGTCGAGCCGATGCGGAAGATCACGCCGCACGACCCCGCGCCCGAAGTCGACATCATGAAGTGCGCCCAGTCGGGCGGCTCCGCGACGGGCGAAAACTTCATCGGCTATGTCAGTGACGTGGCGCCGGGCCCGCTGATGTACGTCCAGGCGACGATCACGGCGGCCAAGGATTGGCTCGCCGAAAAGTTCTGGCCCATGGTCGAGGCCACCCGCCGCCTGAACCCCGACAAGGGCGGCACGGTGATGCCCAAGGGCGCTCGCAAGGGCGAGGGTTCGACTAGCCTGCGGGTGCGCTTCCGTCGGGGCGGCTGGATGCTGGTCGCCGGCGCGAACTCCGCCGCCTCGCTGCGCCAGCACTCGATCCGCTATGTGATCGAGGACGATCTCGATCAGTTCCCGGACAACCTGGACAACCAGGGTTCGCCCGAGGGCATGATCACGGCCCGCTTGCGGACCTACGCGCGCCAGGGGCTCTCCAAGCGCCTCGGGATCTCGACGCCGACGATCAAGGGCAGCTCGAAGATCGGGGCGCGCTACAGGAAAAGCGACCGCCGACGCTACTATCTGAAGTGCCCGCATTGCGGTTCGCGCTTCGATCCGATCTTCGCCGATCTGAAATGGCCTGATGCGCGCCCCGATCTGGTTCGCCTCCATACGCCCTGTTGCCTCAAGCCAGTCGATCACTGGCAGAAGGCCACTATGTCCCTGCAGGACGGATGGTGCCCAACGGCGGAGACCGTCGATGCGGACGGCGTGGTCGAGACCGCGCCGCGCATCATGACCGAGGAAGCGTTCCAGGCCTGGCGGCTGCGGGACACCCAAGGGCGTCGTGTCGGCTACCACATCACGGGCCTGATCAGCTCGTTCATGACCTGGGCCCAACTGGCCGTCGGGTTCGTTGATGCCCAGGGCGACGTCAACAGGCTCAAGACCTGGACGAACCTCGACATGGGGGACGAGTTCGAGGTCAAGGGCGACGCGCCGCCGGCCGAGGAGCTGGCGCTCTTGCGCGAACAGGACTGGGGCCGCGATCGCGTCCCACATGGGCCGTCTGTCTTCACCCTCGGCGTCGACGTCCAGGGCGATGGCCTCTACTTCGAGGCTGTCGGCTGGGGCCACGGCCTGGAAAGCTGGGGCCTGGACCACGGCTTTCTCCCGGGCCCGACCGACGTCCCAGGCGAAGGGGCCTGGGCCATCCTGGAGACGCTCGCAAAGCGGACCTTCGTCCTGCCGGGCGGCAAGGCCTACGGCTTCGACCAGATCTGCGTGGACGCAGGCTACAACACCGAGTCCGCCAAGGCGTTCTGCAAGCGCAGCCCCAAGCGGCTCGCGGTCTACGGCCGGCCTGGGTGGACCATGCCAATCCTCGGTCGCGGCCAGGCGATCGCCTTCGAGGTCGGGAAGAACCATCGCCGCAAGGCCAAGAAAAAGGCGGGCGACGACGCCCACCTGGTCGGCACGTTCGGAGCCAAGCTGTCGTTCTATGGCGCGCTTCGGGTCTCGATCGAGCACGCGAAGAACGGTGGCGAAGGTCCTCCGCCGCGTGGCCTGGTTCACTTCGGCCGCGACGCGACGCCCGACTACTTCGACATGCTCACCTCGGAGAGCGTGGTCACCGAAACGATCGGCGGCAGCAAAGGCGGCAAGAGCGGCAAGAGCAGCGGCGTTGGCACCGAGACGCGCCGCGTCTGGAAGGTCGACGCCGGCCGACAAAACCACTGGCTTGACTGCCGGGTCTACAACCGCGCCGCCGCCGAGGCCTTGGCGCTGGACAACCTGTCCGAGGCCGATTGGCTGGCCGGCCAGGGCCTTCGCTACGCCAACGCCGACCCGAACCAAGGCGATCTGGTCAGCCTGATGAACCGCCCCCATTCGGAGTCGCCACCCGTCGTTTCCCCGACGGCTCCGGAGCCCTCTGCCGCGCCCGAGATCCGCGGTGCGGCAGAGGAACCTGACAACGATCCGCCCGCCGAGGAATGGATCGACAGCAGCGATTGGAGCTTCTGATGCCGGCACCCGACTACGCCGTTGAGATCGCCGCTCTGCGGGACGGCCTCCGCAACACCGAGCTGACGATCGAAACCAACGGTGAGCGGGTCACCTACCAGTCCTTCGACCAGATCGAGAAGCGGATCCGCTATTTCGAGGGCCTGGCCTCGGGCGGTGGCGGCTCGTCGTTTGGCTTCTCGGCTGTCGCCTACGAGAAGGGCTGAGCCATGAAGCGGGACGACCTGTCCTCGAAGTTCGGCGAGATGATCGACCGGGCGATCGAGCCGTTCTCGCCGCGCCTGGCGCGTCGTCGCCAGGCCGAGCGGATGGCATTGGATCTGCAGCGTCAGTACGACGTCGCCGCCCAGGGCCGACGGACTCAGGGCTGGAAGCGCACGAATGGGAGCGCCGATCGCGAGATCCGCCAGGGCCTTCGCGGCGCGCGCAATGCGGCGAGCGAGCTGGTCCGCAACAACAAGGTCGCGGCCGCTGCCTTGCGGACGATGACATCCAACGCGGTTGGCGATGGCATCGCGGCGCGAGCCGTGCATCCGGACCCAGTCGTTCGACAGAAGGCGCAAGACGCGTTCGATCGCTGGGCTGAAAGTAAGGTCGACGGCTTCCAGGATTGGTACGGCTGCCAGAAGATGCTCTTCCGGGGCACCGCCGAGCGCGGCGACATGCTCCAGGCCTGGGAGCCGGACGACAACGGCCCTGACGGCTTCGTCCGGGTCCTGGAGGGCGACTTCCTCGACGACAATCTGAACGACGATCGCGCCGGGACCGCGCGCATCGTCCAGGGCGTCGAGTACGACGCGCGAAATCATCGGTCAGCGTACTGGCTACACCCGGAGCACCCTGGCGACTCCGGTGTGATCTGGGGGCGTTCTCGCCGCTTCCTGGCGCGGCACGTCGACCACGTGTTCGAGCCGCTGCGGGCCAACCAGGCGCGCGGGATTTCGTGGTTCGCCCCGGTCGCGATGGACCTTCGCGACATCGCTGATGCGAACGACGCCCGGTTGATGCAGCTGAAGGTCGCCGCGTGCCTGGCCCTCGTCCTCACGCCGGGCGAAGGCAGCGGCCCGACCAATCCGTTCGAGGGCGAGCAAGGCGCGGCCGGAGGAAACGGCGGGGGCGCCCAGGCCCGGCGCGAGCCCGAGACGATCCGCCCGGGCACGATCATGAGAGCACGGCCGGGGGAAACCGCCACCGTCGTCCAGCCGCCGGCCGGCGGCGACAGCCTCGCCTTCATCCGTCAGCAGATCATGGGCGTGGCGGCCAACTTCGCGCCCTACCACCTGATTAGCGGCGACCCGAGCCAGGCGAACTATTCGAGCCTGCGCGCCGTCTCGCTCGGCTTCTGGGCCAATCTCGACGATTGGCAGCAGAACATGATGATCCCGTTCGTCTGCAACCCGGCCTTCCAGCGTCGAATGGCGCGGCTCGCGGCGGAAACGGGCGACACGCGCTTCCTGCAGGTGAAGGCGGCCTGGGCTCCCCCGCCCCGGCGGTTCACCGATCCGCTGAAGGACGGTCTGGCTGAGAAGCTGGAGATCCGGGCCGGCCTCAAGAGCCAACCCCAGGCGCTCAGCGAGCGCGGGATCTTTTGGCAGGACCACATCAACCAGGTGTCCGAGTTCCTGGCCTACGCCGACGACAAGAAAGTCGTCTTCGACACGGACGCGCGCCGGGTCGACGGCTCGGGCGGCCTGCAGCCCGCCGTCGGCTACCTCGCCGGCAATCCCGACAACTAGCCCTAGGAGGCCGCCATGGCATTGCCCGCCAAAGGCAAAGGCAAGGTGCGCAAGCAGACGCAGCTGCCCACGCAGCGACGCTCGGCTGCAGCCAGCACCTACAACGCCGACGCCCACACCATCGATCTGACGGCGGCCACGTCGACCCGGGTTCTTCGCTACAGCTGGGACTTCGGTCCCTACTGGGAAGAGCTGGAGATGTCGGCCGACGCGCTGGACACCCGCCGCCTCGATGCGGACCAGGTCCCGCTGCTCGACACGCACAATCGCTGGACCATCGACGACCAGGTCGGCCGCATCATCGCCCACCGGTTCGACGCGGAAGGCCTGGTGACGACGGCCGAGTTCGGCCAGGTCACCCAGCGATGCAAGGACGCCGAGGCCCGCGCCGCCAAGCTCGAAATTCGTGGCACGAGCATCGGCTACAACCCGCTGCGGATGGTCCGCACCGGCGAGGAGGGCGGCGTTCCCGTCTTCCTGGTCACTCGCTGGGAGCTCACCGAAGTCTCCCTCTGCCCCGTTCCCGCTGATCCCGTCTCAGGGGTGAGATCGGCGGAAGACGTCCACCCCTGCATCATCGACATGGAGACCCGAGACATGGATCCGGAAGACGAAAACCCGGCCGGTGACCCGGCTACGACGGGCGAAACCCGCACGCCGTCGCCCGCGCCGACCGGCGAGACCCGGGCCGCGCCGGCGGCCCCGGTCGTGATCGCCACGCCGGCGGCGCCCAACGGTGCGAACGGCGTTCGCATGGAAGCGGGCCAGGCCCTGGACTTCGCCGACCAGGCGCGCGCCTTCGGTATCGACGCCACCCAAGCCCGCACCTGGGCCACGACCCTGACCCCCGACGCGGCTCGCAGCGCTCTGCTGGCCGCCGCGTCTGAACGTCAGCAAACCGACGCGCCGCTGACGCCGGCGATGTCGGCCGCGCGGGTCACGATCGACGAGCGCGATACCATGCGCTCTGCGATCGAGGGCGCGCTCATGCATCGCTTCGATCCGGCCCAGAATGAGCCCAAAGGAGCCGCGCGCGAATGGATCGGCATGAGCCTGCTCGAAATGGCGCGCGCCAACTTCGAGCGCAACGGCGACCGCAGTGTTCGCGGCATGAACAAGCGCCAGCTGGCCAACCACGTGTTCGAGCGCCAGCACACCACCAGCGACTTCCCGGCCATTCTCAGCAACGTGGCCGGCAAGACCCTGCGGAACGGCTACGACGCCGCGCCGCAGACCTTCCGCGCCTGGCAACGTCGGGCCACGGCGCCGGACTTCAAGCAGATCACCCGTCTGCAGCTGGGCGGCGCACCGTCGTTCCTGCTGGTCCCGGAAGGCGGCCAGTTCAAGATGGGGACGATCGGCGAGGGCAAGGAAGTCTACGCCCTGGCGACCTACGGCCGGATCTTCATGATCACCCGCCAGGTCCTGATCAACGATGACACCGACGCCTTCACGCGGATCCCGACCATGTTCGGGCGGGCCTGCGCGGACTTCGAAAGCGACGCGGCCTATGCCCCGCTCATCGCGAACCCGAACATGGGCGACGGTGTGGCCCTGTTCCACGCCAACCACGGCAACCTGGCCACGTCGGGCGCGCTGCCCGGCGAGGCGAGCTGGCAGGCGGCTGAAACTGCCTTCGGTGTGCAGACCGGGATCGAAGGTCGGCCGATCAACGTCCTGCCCGCCCACATGCTGGTGGCGACCAAAGACCGCGTGCCGGCCATGAAGCTCCGCGGTTCGCAGGTGTCCCAAGCTGCGGGCGCCACGCCGGGCACGACGAACGTCTACGAGAACGCGTTCAACGTCATCGTCGAGGCCCGCCTGGGTCGCGGCGCGAGCGCGACGCCGTGGTTCGCGGCCGCCGACAACGCCCAAGTCGATACCGTCGAGTATTGCTATCTCGAAGGCGACAACGGCGTTTACCTGGAAGAAAAGCAGGGCTTCGACGTCGACGGGATCCAGTTCAAGGCCCGCACCGACTTCGCCGTCAAGGCGATCGACTGGCGCGGTCTGTACATGAACCCGGGCGTCGCGCCGGCGTAGTCACTTCCTCCAACCTATCCTCCCGAAGCCTGCGAAGGGCCGCCCGCTGTGGCGGCCCTTCGCCTTTTCAGGCCCGCGCAGACCACCACGGCCGCGCGCGCGGCCTTCGACGTCTTCGCCGGATCGTCCGGCCTCCATCGAAGGACCAGTCCCATGAAGAACTATGTGATGAACGGTCGCGACATCGACCTGACCACGCCGTCGGGCGGCATGACCTCGGGCCTCGGCTATCTGGTCGGCTCGATGTTCGGCGTCGCCAAGAATACGACCGTCCAAGGCGACCCGAACGTCCTCGTTACCGAGGGCGTCCTGGACCTGGTCAAGGAGGGCGCGGGCTCGGGCCAGGCCTGGACGGTCGGCCTGCTGCTGTACTGGGACAACACCGCCAAGCGCGTGACGGTCACCTCCACCAGCAACACCAAGATCGGCTACGCCGTCGACGTGGCGACCACGACCGCCACCGTGGGCCGCGTGCGCCTGGTGCCGACGATCTAGCCGGCCAGCGCCGCCCTTCCCTCAAACTGATCAAGGAGAGCGTCCATGCGCTCGTATGCTTCCCTGGCGGCCGTCTCGGCGCTCGCCTTGATGGCCGCTGAAACCGGTTCGGGCGCTAATCCGGCCGCGCCCACGCCCGAAGAGCTGCAGGCGGCCGAGGCGGCCCGCGACGCGGCCGTCCAGAACCTGGCCAAGGTCAACGAAGAGACCGCCACGGCGATCGCTGCGGCCGACGAGGCCATCAAGCTCGCCGAGGAGCGCAAGCTGAACGCCGCCGAGGTCATCAAGGCCGCCGAGGCCGCCAAGACCCAGGCGGCCGGCGAGAAGGCGGCGGCCGAGGCCGAGATCAAGGCGGCGGCCAAGGCCAAGGACAAGGCCAAGACCGAAAGGGCCGCCGTCGACGCCGCGCTGGAGGACCTGCAACGCGCGCAGGACCAGCTGGCCGCCGCCCAGGCCGCGCCGCCGCCGGTCACCGAGGAGCCGGAACCCGTCGAGGCGGCCCCCCGCCAGGCCATCGTCTGGGCGGCCCCGGGCAGCGAGGTCCTGGCGATCGGCATGATCGTCAGCGTCCCGGCCGCCGAGGCCGAGGCTCTGCGCGGTCGCGGCCGCTGCCGCTTCGCCTCGGACGCAGAGGTCGAGGCCGCCGGCGACGTTCCCGAACTGTCGGGCCTCTAGTCCGTGAGCGCGCCGGCGAACCGACGGGCGCGGTTGCTCGAGTCGATCTACCGCACCTTCGGCGAGCCGGCGAACTGGCTGTCGGCGGTCGGGGAGCCGATCTACGGCCTCTCGGTCCGCCGCACGGCCGAGGAGGACATCCCGGTCGAGTTCGGGGCGTCCAGCCGCGCCGTGGTCGAACGTATCGTCCTGCGGGTCCGGGTCGCTGAAGCGCCTGGGCCCGCCAAGGGCGACCGCGTCGAGATCCTCGACGATGGCGAGGTCATCGGCGCCTACCTGGTCACCGACCGTCCGCTGAAGGTCCGCTTCGGGCTGGAATGGAAGGTCGAGGTTAAGGCGGTCGAGTAGTGGCCTACGGCGTCACCGGCCCGCGCGGCCGCGACATCGCCCGTGGTCTTGAAGAGGACCTGGCGCGGATCCAGACGGCGGCGGTGCGCGAGAACACGATGTTGTTCCGCGACGATCTGCGCGCGGAGACGATCGCCGGCCTGACCAGCTTTCGCCTCAGCCGGGCGTGGCGGATGAAGATCTATCCGACCATGACCGACAGCCTCGATCCGGCCGGCTGGGTCTGGATCCGGGGGCCTCGGCCCGGGTCGGTGTCCTCGGGCACGGCCGCCGCCGTCCTGATCGACGCTTTCGAAAAGGGCGTGGCGATCACGGCTCGTCGCGGCGGCTGGCTGGCGATCCCGACCGACGCGGCCGGAAAGCGCGCGCCTCTGCCCGGCAATGCACTTCGGGGACGCGGATCCCAACAGGCTCGCGTGACGCCAGAGGGTTTCGAGCGGCGCACAGGCCTGAAGCTGCGGTTCGTCCCAAAGGGACCCGGCAAGGCGCTGCTGGTGGTCGACGGCGCCCAGCGCGAGCGCAAGAGCGGCCGAGCCTCGGTCTACCGTCCCAAGGGGCGCGGATCCAAGCTCTACGGCCCGTCCGGCCGCACCATCGTGGTGTTCGTGCTGCTGCGGCAGGTCCGCCTGCCCAAGCGCCTGGACCTGCAGGGCCCGGTGCTGCGGGCCGAGCAGCGCTGGCAAAGCCTTTTGACCAAACACTGGAGATAGGCCCATGGCCGAGGTCACCCAGCTGCGCGTGCTCGACGCGGTCGAAACGCTGCTCAAGACCGCCCTGGCCGACGTCGAGGTCGTGCGCAACGACTTCACCCTGGCCGATCCCGAGGCCGCCCAGCGGATCCATATGATCGACGGCGATCCGGGCGAACCAACCGAGATCCTGCTGGGCGGGCGGCACAAGTCCTACCGCCACGAGATCGCCCTGGAGATCACTGGCCCGTCAGTCGAGGCCCCGGGCAACCTGCACGCCCTGCACGGGCGGATCCGGACGGCCGTCCTGGGCAATCGCTTCCTGGGCGGGCTCGTCGACTTCCTGGACCTTACCGAGCTGGCCGGCGCGCTGATGCCCGTCAGCGAAACCGAGGCCCTTTTCACCGGCACGGCGAGCCTGATCGCCGAGTACACCCTCTAACCACGGAGATCTGACATGGCTCGCGCTCGCGGTGCGAACGTCCAGGCGGCGCTCGCCTTCGCCTCGTCCTATGGGGCCGTTCCGGTCTCGGGCTTTTTCTCGATCGAGGGGGCCGACCTCGGCGACCTCGGCGACAAGCAAGGTTTGATCGACGACGATCTGCTGGGCGCGGGCCGGGAGCCCAACCAGCCGACCGATGACGTGATCACCAACAGCACGAACATGACGGTCCCCGTCGATGCGCGGCTGCTGGGCCTGTGGCTGAAGCTGCACTTCGGTGCGCCGACCACGACCCAGGGCGTGGCCGCGACCGGCTCGTTCACCTTCCCGGCCAACCCGGCCAACAACGACACGATCACGGCGGGCGGACAGGCGTTCACCTTCAAGTCCGCCGCGCCGGCGGCCAACCAGATCCTGATCGGCGCGACCCTGGCCGAGTCGATCCGCAACGCGGTCTGGGTCCTCAACGCGAGCGTCGTCGCCGGCGTCACCCCGGCCACCTACTACACCGACCGCGACGGCGTGAAGCTCTACGTCAAGCACAAGACCCTGGGCACGTCCGGCAACAGCTTCGCGATCGCCGCCTCGGCCGCGACGCCCAGCGGCGCGACCCTGAGCGGTGGCTCGGCCACGGGCCCGTACAACCACGTGTTCACGTCGGGGGCCATGGCCTTGCCGGACGGTGCGATCGAGATCGGCCATCCCGAGGTCCCGTCGTTCCACATGAACTATGGGGTGATGTGCAATACCGGCTCGATCCCCATGCAGCGGTCCGGCCTGGTCAACCTGGTGCAAGGCGTGATCGCCCAGGGCGAGAAGCCGGCGACCACGACGACCTCGGCCGGGACGCCGACGGTGTTCAACGGCGGCGTCATCGAGCGTTTCGCCCAGGCCGCCGGCGACGTGCTGGACCGGGGAGTTCCCCTGGCCGAGCTGGTCTCGGGCGAGGCGGCCTGGAACAACAACCTCGACCTGGCCGAGAACATCCGCCCCGACGGCCGGATCGACGGCGCGGATCCGGGGATGTTCAAGGCCACGGCGCGGGTCGTCCTACGCTTCCGGGACATGACCTATTACAACCTCGCCCAGGCCCGGCAGGACCTCGACCTGGCCTTCACCTGGACGCGCGGGCCCCACAGCCTGGCGATCCGCTACCCGGCCCTGCGGACCCCGTCGCGGGTCAGCAAACCGGTCAGCGCCCCCGGTGGCGTGCAAATGACCTACGAGGGCCAGGCCTACAAACACCCGACCCTGGGCAAGAGCCTGATCATCACGCTGGTCAACGACGTCCCTAGCTACGCCTAACCCCGCGCGCCCATGCGAACGCCGTTCGCATGGGCCGCCCCGGACACCCCCATGCTCACCTTGAAAACCATCCCGACGGCGCCCGAGCTGGTGACCGTCCATCTGCCCGAGGGCGCGAAGCTGTTCCTCCGCCCCTGGGGCTCCGGCGTCCGGCTGGGCGCGATCCGGTCCTACTGGTCCTCGGTCAATGCCACCAACGATCAGTCCATCGGCGACGTCGGCTATGCGATCGGCGCGGTCCGCGCGGGCCTGGCCGGCTGGGAGGGCTTCGACACTGACGCCGCGCCCGACCAGGCCGCCGAGTTCTCGCCCGAACTGCTCGACGCGATCGAGCTGCTGATGGTCGAGAACTTCGAGGTCTACAGCGCCATCCACGCGCAGTACGTCGCCCCGGCCTTGGCCCGGGAGTCGGAAAAAAACGGATCATCGCTTCCGCACGCTGGTGGTTCGCCGGCGGAAGCGAAGAGGGCAGCGAACCGCTCGTCGAGCGTTGGGGCGGCCGCGACTTCTGCGCCGTCTGCGAAACGCCCTGCGAAGAATGCCCGCTCACGAACCGGATCCACCGGTCCGAAGCCGGCAAGCTGATCGCCACGCCCGCGCCGCTGAGCCCAGCGGCCGAGGACGTCTGGGGCGTGATCCTGGATTGCGCCCACCAGGTCCGCCTCGCCCCGATGGGCGGCGTCGTGGGCCTGGACTTCACCGCCGCCTTCACCCTGGCCCAGGCGCGCGGCGCGGATCCGCTGTTGCTCGCGGATGTGCTGCCCCGGGCTGAAGCCTTCATCATCTTCGCCTGGAGCCCGGTGCCGAAATGACCACGCGCCAGATCTCGTATCGCCTGAAGACGGACGGCAAGGCCGAGCTGCAGCGCGATGCGGCGGCGGTCGGCCAGGCGCTGGAGGACGCCGGCAACCGTGGCGAGGCCGCATTCGGCCGGACCAACCGCGTCCTTCAGAACACCGGCGAGCTGACCGATCGCCAGATCGCCGGCTACCGGAAGTTGGCCCAGGCCGCGCGGGAGGCTGAGCTCGCCGAGGAAGCCCAGGCGCGGATCAACGGCACTTTGGGCGTGGGCGGCGGGCGCAACTGGCGGCCCTCGGACATCATCGGCGGCGACGGGGCTCCGGGTGGCCTTTCCCGTGGCCAGCGCGCCGGACGGCTGAACCTGGCCAGGCAGGGCGCGGATATCTTCACGACCGCCTCCATGGGCATGGACCCGGGCATGATCGCGATCCAGCAGGGTCCGCAGATCCTGGACGCCCTGGCGCAGTCCGGGATCCGCGCGACGCCGGCGATGCTCGCTCTGGGCGGGGCGGTCACCGTCCTGGCCGGCGGCGTCATCGCGCTGACGGTCGCCGGCATGCAGTACGAGGCGCAGCAGAACCGCGTCGACGCGGCGACCCAGGGCTTGGGTCGGACACTTCGGGTGACGGCGGAGGAGTTCGATAGATATGCCCGCGTTGGGGCCGACGTTGGCGAAGTCAGCGTCAAGGCGGCTACCGACATGGGGATCGCCTACGTCAGCACCGGCAAGATCGGCGGCAACGTGCTCGGCGATTTGATCGGGCTGACCAAGCGGTACGCCTTGACGACAGGGCAAGACGTCGGCGCCGCGACCCAGGACCTGGCGAAGCATTTCTCAACCGGCTCGAAGGGCGTCGAGGAGCTGAACGACAAGCTTCATTTCCTGAGCGCGGCCGAGCTCGAGCACATCAAGAACCTCTACGAATCCGGCCGTGGCGCCGAGGCTCAAAAGGCCGCGGTGGATCATCTGAACGGCTCGTTGATCGACGCTAAAACAGCGACGTCGGACTGGGACGCCGTTCTCGACAGGCTCGGCACGACGGCGTCGAACGTGTGGCGCAAAATCGGTCACGCGATCGCCATAGCCATGGATGGCGGAACCGACGGCGAGCAACTGACCGCGCTGATCGAGCGCCGCAATAACTTGCTCGCGCGCGGCCTAGACGCGCAGGCGGCCGATCTGAAAACCGAGATCGATGCGACTCGAACGAGGATCGCGAACGACGCCAAGCGGCAACTCGACGCTGCGAATAACGAGCGCGACGTCAATCGGGACGCGATCGTCAAGCGGTACCGCGATCCCAAGATCCAGGCGCTGACCGACAAGCAAAACGAGCGCAAAAATTATCTGTCGCTGGGGGGCAAGGACGGCGACGACACCATCAGAAAGATCGACGCCGAGATCTCCGCCCTCAAGGCCGGCTATACCTCGGCCGCAGACCAGGCCGCCAAGCTACAACAGGCCCACGACAAGGCGGTGCGGGCCGGCCAGAAGGCCAGCCGCGAGCGGGCGACCGAGGCGCGCAAGGATAAGCGCGACCTTGAGGAGCAGATCCGGCTGGAAGGCCAGCGCGCCGACCACGCCAACGACAATGCGCGCCGCCTGGCGCAGGCCATGGGCAACCAGGATGCGCTCGACTACCTGGAGCGCCAGGGCCGCCTGCAGGAAGACATCAACCGCTGGGTCCGCGAGGGCCTGTCGCTGGAGCAGGCCCGGGTCAACGCTCGGGCCCAGATGTCGGCCGAGATGCAAGCGGAGTCGGATCGCCTACGCAAGGAGCGCTCCAATCCGGAGGGCTTCGTGTCGTCGCAGGACGCCCTGGCCAAGGCCATGGCGGGGGTCAAGATCCAGCCGTACAGCCAACTGCGGGAATACGGTGAGCAGCTGCGCGTCACAACCGGCGACGCCTTCCACGACGGCCTGATGGCCGGCATGACCAGCGGCAGCTTCTTCGACGTCTTCAAGGACCGCCTCCGCTACGCGGCCGCATCTGGCCTGGCTGACAGCCTGACGTCGGGCCTGTTTGGCTCGCGTGATGGAAGCGGAACGGTTGGACTGATCCAGAAGGCGCTCAAATTCGTCCCGAAGTTCGCCGGCGGGACCAATTTCGCGCCGGGCGGCCTTTCGATCGTCGGCGAGTACGGGCCCGAGGTGGTCGATCTGCCGCGCGGCTCCAAGGTTCACACCGCCGCCGCGACCCAGGCCATGGTCCAAGGGATGGCAACCCGGGCGGCCAACGTCAGCGCCGGCGAGGTCGTGAACTTCCACTACAGCCCGACCTTCCACCTGCAGGGCACGGCCGATGAGATCCGCGCGCTTCGCGGGGAGATCGACCGCGACCGCAAGAGCTTCAAGGCCAATGCCGTCCAGGCCTATGCGGACGCCAAGGCCCGTCGCCAGATCTAGCAAGGGCGCCCGATGACCGACTTCCCCCTGGCCATGCCCGACGCCGGGCCTGGTGCGATGACGTTCGAGCTGAAGCGCGTCGACTTCCTGTCGCCGAACGCTGGCGGCCGGCTGAACGGGGTCTCGGCGGGGGTTCCGCTCTGGTACGGCCGCTTCACCCTGGGCGAGTCCCTGGGCCCGGCGCGGTCGGCCATCTGGTCGGCCTTCGTCGATCGCCTGGACGGTCCTGGCCGCTACTTCCTGGGCCGCGACTACCGCCGCCCCTATCCGCTGGCCTACATCAACACTGAGTTGGCGGGCCTGTCCCGGGCCGGCGGCGGAGCCTTCGATGGCTCGGCCAGCACCTGGGCACGGGCCACGAGCGCGGAGGGCGAGCCGCAGCTCGTCCTGACGGGCCTGCCGGCGAACATGGTGCTCAGCGAGCGCGACTATGTCGGTTTCAAATGGACGACGGGCGGCGAGGCGCGCCGCGCCCTGGTTCGCATCGCCGTCGCTACCCAGGCTTCGGCCGGCGGCGGCGTGACCCTGACGATCCGGCCGGCGATCCACACGCTGGTGCCCGTCGACGCCGTCGCCCACTTCGACAAGCCGGCCTGCCTGATGAAATTGATCCCGGGCGAGACCGAGATCGGCGACGTCAACACCCGGGGCTCGCTCTCGGGCGTCGTCGCCGGCCTGCAGGACCTGCAGCCATGAAGGTGTTTTCCCCGGCCGCCCTGGCCGCGCTGAAGGACGGCGCGGTCGTGTCGGGCGCGGTCCTGATCGCCGCGTCCACGCCAATCCAGGTCTGGGGCGGTTTTGGCCTGCTGACGATCGACGACCTGGTGTTCAAGGGGCTGGGCGATCGCGGGATCGCCCAGGTCTCGGCGGGCGCCCTGGGCGGCGCAGCTCAGGAGACGACGCTGACCTTGAGCGGGGTTGATCCGGAGATCTTGCCGCTGCTGGACACCAGCGCGGTGCGAAACGCGCCGACGATCATCTGGCGGCTGATCTTCGATCGCAATCAGCAGACCCTGCTGGACGCCAAGGTGTTCACTCGGGGCCGGCTGGACCAGCTGGTCAGCAACGAAACCGTCGGGGGCGAGGCGACCTTGAGCGCCTTGATCGAAGGCGCGGCCAAGGGGCTGGGTCGCTTCCGGGGGCGTATGCGGAGCGACGCCGACCAGAAGCTGAACGACCCGTCGGACAACGGGTTCAAGGCGGTCACCTACGCCGGGACCAAGACAACCTATTGGGGCGGCAAGATCCCCGCGACAGTCACCGGCACGACCTACAGCGCCGTCGCCGGCGGCGGCTACTACGAAAAATATTACGGCTGAGGTTCACCCACATGGTCCGCGACTACGAGGCGCTGCATCGCTATGTGGCGTCGCACATGCGCACGCCGTTCGCATGGGATGGCCACTGCTGCGTCATCCACGCGGCCGACGCCGTCCTGGCCCAAACGGGCGTCGACAAGCTGGCCGCCTATCGCGGACGCTGGAAGACCGCCCGAGGCGCGGCGCGTCTCCTGACGCGCCTGGGCGGCATGGAAGCCGCCGTCAGCACCGTCCTAACGCCGGTCTCGCCGGCCATGGCCCAGCGCGGCGACGTGGCCGGCTGGCGCGATCAGCACGGACGCGTGCAACTGGCCATCATCGAGGGCGAAACGCTCGTCGGGCCAGGTGAACATTGCCAGATGCGCTTGCCGCGCGCCGCGATGGTTTGCGCCTGGAGCGCGGTTTGATGGCGCGCGTCCTGCGCGGCCGACTGATCGGCGTTGCCTTCGCGGTCGGCCTGCTGACGCCGTCGATCGCCCATGCGGATCCGATCACGACGGCGATCGTCGCCGTCGTCAACGTGCTGGTCGGCGCTGGCGTCGCGGCCGCCGTCGGCAACTTCCTGGTCGCGTTCGGTTCGGTGATCTACACGTCCGCCGCCAGCTGGGCGCTGTCCAAGACCAGTGGCTCCAAGGCGGCCGCCGCTCGCGATCGTCAAGCCTCGGTCGCCGCCATGACGGTGGGCGAGGTCCCGCGCGAGATGCTGCTGGGCGAGGCCGGGACCGGCGGGTCGCTGGTCGACGTCTTCTGGTTCGGCGGATCCAACAACACCGACTGGAACGTCCTGGTCATCGCCGTGGCAGATCACCGTTGCCACAGCCTCACTGGCTTTCAGGTCAACGATACGTATGTCGCCTATACCGGCGACGGCTTTGTTCCTGGCTACAACAACCAGTTGCGGGTCTACTGGCGGGCTGGCACGGGCTCTGACGCGGCCCTTCCGGGCGATCTCTCGGGCCTGGGCCCGGCGACCGCCACCGGGGCGCTCAAGGGCGTCGCCCGGGTCATCGTCGCATACAAGGCCGACGCCCCCGACGCGCAGTCGCCGATCTGGACGACCGGCCGGCCGTCGTTCGTCTGGGTCGTCAAGGGCCTGCTGTGCTACGACCCCCGCAAGGACAGCACGGTTTCTGGCGGCTCGGGGTCGCATCGCTGGGATGATCCGAGCACCCGCGAGTGGTCCGACAACGCCGAGATCTGCCGCTACAACTACAGCCGGGGGTCCTACTACCTTGAGCAGGTCGATCAGCCGACCAGCCTGATGCTGGGGCGTGGCCTGTCGGTATACGAGGCGCCGCCCGAGCGGGTTTTCGCCCCGGCGAACCTCTGCGACGAGCTGGTCACCGTCACCGACGCCACGACGGGCTCGACCTTCACCGAGCCGCGCTATCGCGTCGGCGGCGTGATCAGCGCGGACCAGACCTTCGACACGGTCGAGCAGTGGTTCGCCGACGCCATGGCCGGTCAGGTCATCCAGCCCGAAGGCGGCGTGGCCGTGGACCCGGGCCAGGCCAAGTCGCCGGTGTTCGAGATCACCGATGACGACCTGGTGGTAGGATCCGCGGTGCAATGGTCCAACGAGCTGTCGGACGCCGATCGCATCAACAGCGTGGTCGTCAGCTATGTTGAGCCGGACCAGAAATGGTCGATGACGACGGCCGGGGTCCTGCGCGACGAGACCGACATCGCCCAGGACGGCGGACCCAAGGAGTTGCAGCTGGGTTTGGTCCTGGTGCGTCACCGGAGCCAGGCGCTGCGTATCGGTGAGATCCGCCGTCGCGGCGCCCGGCTGGAGCGCCGGGGCGTTCTGACCCTGCCGCCGGAGTGGGCGGGCATCGAGGAGGGCGACTGGGGGACCTACACTTCGGAGCGCCGCACCGGCGGCGAGCCTGTCACCGTGCGGGTGACCAAGTACGGAGTCGACCAGGCTTGGCGCAACACGCTGGCGCTGGAGGAAACGGCCTATTCCGTCTACGGCTTCGGCGGGCCGGAAGTGGTTCCGCCGATCGTGCCGGTCATGTCGCCGGTCGGCGCCCTGGCCTTGGCCGGCGTGACCGCCACGGCGATCGTGTTGAGCGGGACCGACGGGAGCGCCCTGCCAGCGGTCCGGATCACCTGGACCACGCCCGTCGACTCGGCGATCACGTCGATCCGCGCCGAGGTTCGTCCGAACGGCGGGACTGCGGTGACGCCGACCAGTACGTCGGACGTCAATGCGGGACTGCTGAATATTACCGCCGGCGTGCCGTCGGCGGGCTTCATCCAGGTGCGCCTGGTTCCCCTCGGCGTTCCCGGTCGCGCGATCACGCCCAGCTCGTGGATCACGCTGCTCTCGGGGTCATTCGTCAGCCCACCAGGTGGAACGGACACCACGCCGCCCAGCGCGCCGTCCAGCGTGACCTACGACGCCGCTTTTCAGACGATTTTCCTGTCCTGGACCGATCCGTCGGACGGCGATCTGGACAAGGTCGAGATCTGGGAGGCGACCGTCAACAGCTTCGGTTCGGCAACCAAGCTCAAGACCGTCGCCGCGCGCCCGGGCGGACGGAACAGCACTTCGCGTAGTGGCCTCGGCGAGGGCGTGACGCGGTACTACTGGCTTCGGGCGATCGACAAGTCGGGCAACGCGTCGTCGTTCTCGTCGGTCTTGGCCGCGACCACGGCCTACCTGCCGATGATCACCGAAACCCGTATCGCCGACGATTCAATCTCGACGCCCCTGCTGAAGACCAACGTCGTGGTTGCCAGCAAGGTCACGGCCCATACCCTCACCGCCGACAAGGGCGTCTTCAACGAGATTGACACCCAGTATCTCAAGAACAACGCCCTCGCGAACGCGGGCTTCCTGGACATCACAGGATCCACCCTCATCGGCACCTCGCCCTATACGAACATTTCCAGTGGCGGGCTCTACGTGGCCGTCCAGAGCACGGACGGCAGCTACACGACCGTCGATCTTGACGTCTGGGTGCAGTGCAGCAACGACGACCCGGTCAACCAAGTCGGCCTTTGGGTGGACCTGGTCCTGTCGGGCGCCGTTTCGACGACACTCACGGGGGCGTCGCTTCTGGTCGAGCCCGGCAATCCAGGCGTTCTGCCGATCCCCTTCCAGATCCGCACCAATGCGACGGGCAACATCCTGATCGTGGTCGGCGCCTGGGCGAACCTCACCGGCGGTTCTTCACAGCTCTACGCCACGCGCGTGAAGCTTCGGCCCAGCGCCATTTACAAGAGCTAGTCCATGATCGACGCCGCCGATCCCGACGTTCAGGCCCTGGTCGCCGCGCTGGCCGCCCAGGTCGTCTCGAAAATCCAAGCGGACGCAGAGGCGGCTTCCGCGAACGCGACGATCGACCTGGCCCTATCGCGGCTGGTCGACGCCGTGGCGTTCGCCGTCGCTATCGAGGAGGAGGTGACCGCCAGGATCGCCGACAGCCTCGATGGTCTCACCGTCGCGATCGAGCGCGCCTGGCGCTGGCAGGTCGAGACGCACGCGACCCGGCCGCTCAAGGTCGCTGTTTTCAACGCGGAAGGTCGGTTTGTCGGGGTCCAGGACGGCCGCGCCGACTTGATCAACCTGCAGCAGCCCGACGGCTTCACGCGGCTCGCCTGGCGGTCGGAATGGAACGATTTGCCAATGGTGGCGGAGGCCGAGACCGGTCCGCGTCGCTTCGCCTTGCGGCCGGACATGCCGGCTCTGGCTGCGATCCCGAACGTCGAGGCCGAAGTCGTGGGTCAGATGTTCGGCATGTTCGCCGCCGAGGCCCTCCGCCCCTGACCTGACCCGGTGCGAACGCCGTTCGCATCCCCCGCGACGCCTCCCGGCGCTCGCGCGATCCCCCTTGCCTGGAGCCGCTTGCATGGCCGCCGCCAAGATCCCGGACCTGCTTGTCCCGATCGCTCGCACCGACGCTGATTGGGCGTTCGATCTCGTGTTCTCGGACGAGGACTGGACCGGCCGAGCGGTGTCCGTGACCTTCGCGCGCCAGGGCACGCCGGCCGAAGCGTTCGAGGCGACGGTGGGCGACGGTATCGACACGCCCACGTCCGAACTGGCCGTGGCGTTGCGGATCCCGGCGACCGACTGGGCGGCGCGTCGCCCAGGCGTCTGGAGCGTCCAAGTGCGCTCGGTCCACGGCCCGGCCACCGACGACGCGGCCGTGTTCAACCTGCGCCTGGTGAAGGGCCTCTCGCAACTGCTGACGGCCGCCGCGCCGGCTGCGCCGACGGTGGGTGACGGGATCGCGGCGGAGGGTGGCGTGATCGTCACCCGGTCGGGTGCGGTCGAGGTCGTCCGCGCCGGCGGCGCTGTCGGGATCAGCGCTTACCAACAGGCGATCAAAGATGGCTCGTTCGTCGGTACGGCGCAGGAGTATGCCGCCCGACCGATTGTCGCCGCCCAGCTGGCCGACGACTCCCGCGAGGCGACCGATCAGGTGCGGGCGGCTACCGACCAAGTTCGGACCGACACGCTGGCGGTCAAGGAAGCGACTGACGAGGTCCGCGTCGCCACCGACCAGGTGCGCAGTCAGACCGCTCAGGTCAAACAGGACACCCTCGACGCCAAGGCGGCGACCGAGCTGGCCACGGCGGCCGCGCAAGAGGTCGTAACCGCAGGTTCGCAGATCCTGACGGCGGCCGGCGTCGTCCATACTGATCGCACGGCCGTCGAGACGCTTTTCGCCACGGTGTTCAGTTCGGACGACTTCGCGTCCTGGGCCCTGACGATGGTCGACGGGTTCATGCGCCTGAGCCTTGGGATCAAGGGCGATGGCAGCGTGGCGATTTCCAAGGCGATCATCAACGCGCTGCAGGTGAATAGCGCCACGTTCGCGTCCTTGCTGGCCACGGCCCTGACTGCCCCCAAGATCACCGTGGGAAACGCGGTGGCGCAAAGCGACACGGCCGCGATATCCCCCTACGTCGGGGTGATCCTCGACATGGTCGATCGCATTGCGATGGGCCTTCGCACCGATGGCGTGATCCACATCGACAAGCTCGACGTGCGGGCGCTGACCTCGTCCGCGCTTAATCTGGCCACGGCGGCGATCGCCAATCTGAGCGCGACGGCGGCAACAATCGACAGCCTGACGCAGGGCATCTCCAACACCAAAACCGAGACGCTCTACTCACCGCTCGGAGGCAGCTACCTGGTGGCGGCGCTCGACTTGTTGAATCGCGTCGCCGCCGGCCTCCGTGCGGACGGAACGGTGCGGATCGAAAAGCTGGACGTGCGAACCCTGACGGCGGCTGCACTCAATGCGCCTCTTGGCGTCCAGACGGTTTTCCAAGTCCTGAAGCTTCTGGTCGGGACCGGTCAGATCGAGATCTTCGAGGACGCGGCCTTCGCGAACGCGACCTTCGCAATCGTGGACGGCGGCTATCGGATCGGCGTCGGCCTGCGCGGCAACGGCGACCCCATCGGCAAGTTCTTGACCGGCTCCTCCATCCCGGCCGGCGCGGTTGGCAACGCCCAGCTGGCCGACCAGGCGGTCAGCGAGACGAAGCTGCAGCCGGACCTTGCGCGTAAGGCAGTTCCGAAGGTCACCGACGTGGTCGCGGTGCTTCCGGACGACTATCGCGGCAAGCAGGGCCGGGTGGCCAACCGGACCGAGCTCAGCGGGTTCGGATGGTCGCCGTTCCCCCGCGTGCTAACCCGGGCCATGCAGGGCATCAACGACACGGCGACCGCTTTGCAGTTTCGCCGGCGTTCCCAGCTGCTGATCCGGGGGCGGCGCTATATCGGCGCGTTCGATCCGGCGGCCTCGGGCCCCGCCAGTCAGGTGTCAAAAGGGGTCTTCGTCACCGCCACCTCCTGGCCGCCGGCCGGGACCTTCGTTGCTGGCGATTACTACGAGTACGGCGACGCGGCGACACGGACCATTGGATCGGACACCTACGCGCGGGGCGACTTGGCGGTCTACACCGGCTCGGCCTGGGCCCGTCAGGCCAAGCCGCCGTCGGCTTCAGGCATGGTGGGCGACTGGTGGTCTGTCACGAGCACGGGCTGGTGGAAGGGCAACTCACTCGCGGCCGGCGACTTCCTGTTCCTGCACGGCATTCGCGCGCAGGGTGGCCCTGCCTACTACGACTGGGGCAAAGGCGCGCCCGATCAGGGCGAGTTCTTCTTACGGGGCGAATGGAGCGCCGCTGGCGCGCTGCCGTCCTCGCCCGTGAATGGCGATCTCTACCAGGTGAGCGGCGCGGGAACCCAGGGCGGTATCACGTTCAGCGTTGACGACTATCTGGTGCGAGATGACGGCGTATGGGGCGTGGTGGCGGGCGAACCGATCTACGCCGTCGCGGCTGGATCCTACGGGTTCATGACCTGCCGCACCGACTCGAGTGAGTGGGAGTTCCGGCGGACGGACAAGTCAGCGAGCCGCGTGGGCATCAGCCTCAAGGCGATGACCCAGACCGCTCAACGGACGACGTCCGACGGGGTCTATGGGGTCGGTGACTCGATGATCGGCCTGATCGGCTCCGCGCTCTCCACAGCCTTCGGCACGCGCTCCGTGACGACCGAGAGCTATGGCGGCGGTTCGTTCACCGACTGCCTGTCGATGGTCCAGCGCAACATTCGAGAACTCGGCGATCCCCACAAGGGCAAGCCGACAATCGCCTATGCTGGCCAGAACGCTCAGTCGGACTTTGTTCAGACCGAAGAGCAAGCCCTCCGGTTGATCGCGTTGCTGGGCGCTCGGGACCCTCGGTTCCTGTTCATGACGGTGCTCGGCCAGCGGATCCCGACGTTTGCGAGCGGTCGCTTGGTTTTCGGCCAATTCGAGGACCAGAAGAATGACGTACTGACGAACCCAATCGTTCGAGTGCGCGAGTTCTACAAGCGCAACATTCCGGACCAGTGGTTCGACACGCGGCTGACCCTTCTTGCTCAGGCCGGGTCCACCCCCGACCTGCAATTTCCTGGCTTCACCGAGGCGCAGGTGGCGTCGACCTACGGGGCCCCACCGCTTTCCGCCTGGCTAGACTACTCAGCGGCCGGCATCGTGCCGGCCTCCATGAGCTTTCAAGGCTATCGGTCCGCCGATGGCCTGCCTTCGGGCGGAACCGCCAATGACTACTTCCTTCGCTCGGGCGGCTTGGCGGCCAACGGCGAGAACTCGACGAACGCCGTGGGCAACGTAATCGCCAACATCGCGGGCGTCTGGACCGAGCTGACTTTCGACAAGACCCACTTCTTCTCTTCCACCATCAAGACCGCCCTGGGCTCCGCCTTGAAGGCCGTCTTCGACGCGAAAGGCTGGTAATGCCATGACCCTCGTAATTCGCTTCCCGGCCGTCGACTTCGGCGACAATTCCATGGAGATCCTGGGCTACGACACGATGGTGTCGGCCGGCACCCAGTTCCTCTACGATCTCAACAACGCAAAGTGCTGGGATGGCACGAGCTTCGCCGTTGCCGAGACCGTGACCAATCTCAAGCCGGGGGGCGGGCTGAACGGCTTGGTCACCACGGCCGCTTCCTTCTCCAGCTCTCCGACGGGGTGTTCGGCGGGGAACCTCGCAGTTCAGCTCAGTCCGACAAATCTTGCCACTGACTTCGACCCGGGCGCCATGGGCCTGACCAACTGGGCTTGGATTTGCTGGGCCACGGTTCCCGCAACGGTCACGTCGCTCTCAGGCATGGGCAAGGTCTACCAAAACGGCCAGGAGGCGATCTATGGCCTCCAGCTCCAGACCAGTCGGGTGATCACTCCCATGGTCAAGGGGCAGGAAGCCGGCTTCGCGTTCACGCCGACGGCGGACGTCATGTACCAGTACGCCGTCGCGATGGAGGGCAGCGTCAAGACGATCTACCGAAACGGCGTCGTCGTTGGCACGGTGACGGGCGCGACTGCTCCGGCGGCATCGCCAAATTCCAAGGCCTATCTCGGCGCCGCCCTCGGCGGCTACGCGAACTGGCCGGGCAAAGTTTCCCGCAATCTATTCGAGAACCTCTCCCTCGCCGGCCGCACCGCCGCTGCCTTCGTTGCCAAGGACTGGGCCGACAACCACGCGCGCCACGGCGTCTAAGCGGACCCAGGGGCGGCATGCAACGAACGCCCCTGGGCCCTACCGCCCTTTTGCACGGGGCGGGCCTGGCCAGGCCGGGGGTGTTTCCCAGAAGAGCGCGCCGGCGTCAAAGGCTGACGATGTCGCAGCGCCAATATGAGTTCGCATCAAGACATGGAGGGCGGCCGATGGCCGACAATTCGGGGGATCCGCATCTGCTGGCGGCGTTGGGCAAGTTGACGCCCTACATGCCGGGCGTCGCCGGCGCGGTGTTGTCGCTGGCGTTCGGCGAGAAACTGACGGTCCGGGGCAAGGCGCTCAGCGTCCTGGGCGGCTTCTTCTGCGCCCTGTGGCTCGCGCCGGCGCTGGTGGCCGGGGTGGGCGCGCTGTGGCCCTGGGGCAAGCTGCCGGGCGAGTTCGTCAACGCCTTCGCGTTCCTGACCGGCCTCCTGGGCATGATCGCCTTGGCGGGGCTGGCCCAGGCGGTCGCCAAGTACGCCGGCGACCCGCTCAAGCTGATCAAGTTCGAGGTCGGCGGTCTTCGGATCGGCGGCGGGGAGGCATAAGCCATGGTCGCGCAGGTCCTCTCTCTCGCGGCGGCCGCCACGCTGGGCGCCATCGTCTGCCTGCTGCTGCTGGGCTGGGGTGGATTGCTCACCCGCCTGCAGCGCCTCGGCCTGGCCCTGTTCGTGGCCGGCATGGTCTTAGCGGCGATTCCGCGGTTCATGGGTCTGCCGCCCAGCTGGGGCGACTTCACCATGCTCGCCGGCCTGGCCCTGTACTTCGGGGCGACCTACGCGCCGAAGATCCTGGCGCACGTCGACGGATTGGACGGTCAGATCGACGGGCGCCTTGGCCGCCCACGTTGATCGGGCCAGGGACCAACAAAGCACCAAGAGCAGCATGACGACGGCGGCGGCGATCGCCTGTTGTCCGGACGCCTCCAGGGACACAAGGCCCAGCACCTTAAAGTGGACGGTGGGTTCGACGTTCATCTCGTTCTCCGTTCGCCGGCGAATCGCCGCCTGGACCATTGTGTCGCCGCGCCGACCCGCCTCAGGCGGGCGCGGCCGACCCCATGATCCTGCCGCCGCGCCCTCATCGGCGCAGGGTCGTTTCGCCGTTTGTTGCCACCGATCACCAAGCGATACCCGCTGCGCCGATCAGTAAGCGCACCCCTGCGAACGCCGTTCGCATCCCCTTTCATCACAAGAGGAGACCGCGCCATGCAGATGAGCGCGCACTTCACGCTGGACGAAATGACGGTCAGCGCCCGGGCCAAACGCCAGGGGATCGACAACGTGCCCGGGCCCGACATCGTCCCGCGCCTGAAGGTCGTCGCGGCCCAGATGGAACGTGTGCGCGAGCTGCTGGGCGGACACGCCATCACGATCACCAGCTGCTATCGCTCACCGGCCTTGAACGCCGCGACGCCGGGTAGCGCCAAGAACTCGGCCCATACCCTGGGCTGGGCCGTCGACTTCCAGTGTCCGGCCTTCGGCACTCCCCTGCAGATCGCCGAGCGCCTGGCCCGATCCGCGATCAGCTTCGACCAGGTGATCCACGAACACGGCGTGTGGGTCCACATCAGCTTCGATCCCCGCCGGCGAGGCGAGCTGCTGACGATCGACGCGGCCGGCACCCGAACGGGCTTGCACGAGGCGCGGTCGTGATTTCCGCGCTCGCCTCCCGCTTCGGGCCGTGGATCCTCGCCGGCGTCCTCGGGCTCCTGGCCCTTCACCAGCACGACCAGCTGGTCACTTGGCGGCTGAAGGACAAGGACCAGCAGGCCGTCGAGTTCAACCTGCACCGCGACGTCGCCGATCGCGATCGCCGGATCGGGGACCGCGCCATCGGCGAGGCCGCCGATCGGGGCGAGGCGGATCGGTCCTGCGCCACCGAGATCTCCAGCAGCTTCCAGAAGGGCGTGGCCGTGGGCCGCGTGATGACCCATGCCAAAAGCTCGTCTCCTGCCGCTCCTGGCCCTCAGCCTGGCCCTGGCGGCCTGCTCGACTATCGGGAGGTCTGGGAAGCTTCCGCCTTCAAGCCCACCGCCTCCGGATCCCCCGCCGGCGGCGGTGTGCGCGCCCCTGGAGGCTGAACCCCTGCCTCCGGCCGGCGTCGACCAGGATCTGCTCTACGCGGCGATCGTGGCGGCGCTGGGCGACCAGGTAGCGGTCAAGTTCCTGCAATGGCGCGAGAGCGACTGGCCCGCCTGGGCCCGGCGTGGCTGGCGGCGACTCGAGCAGGGCCAGGCGCAATGCACGCCGCCGCCCGGCGATCGAAAACGACCCTAGCCCGGCGTCGGCCGGGCCGCCTACAGCACCAGGTGCTCGCCCCCCCGGGCTTGAGCGCCCACAACGAGCCCCGCCGGCGTCCGCTGGCGGGGCTTTCGTCGTTCTAGGCCTCGGCGTCGACAGCGATCTCTTCAAGCCATTGGAACGCGCGGTCGCCGGCCCAATTTCTCGCCTCTTCGAGCTGGGTCGCGGCGTCCTTGAAGATTGCGCGCCTGCGCTCGATTTCATCGGCCCGGCCCCCGGCGGGGATAAGCTCGATGTTGTTCCATTGCTCGAACGCGTCCAGGCCGCGACAGGCGGCCAGCACGGCGTCTTGGTCGGTTGGCGGCCGCAGGAGGATGGCTTGAATGGCGCGCTGGGCGCGTCGTCCTTCGGTCAAGAAGCCACTCGGTTCAGGAGGCCTGTCCACAGGCAGCTTTCGCAAGCGTTCGATTTCCAACCGCGCTGAGTTGCCGATGCCCTGATAGATCTGCTCCAACGCGAAGCAGAACGAGCCGATCTCATTGCGCTCGGCCTTGACCCGGTCTTCCCTTTCCTTTCGCGCGGCCATCAGGCTCGCTCGCCGGTCACGGGCCTCGGCGTCGGCCTTCGCGACCCTGGCCTCGACCCTGGCCTTTTCTGCTTGCCGAAATTCCCAGTAGAGGGCTGCGAACGCCGTCGCGAGAGCGAGCACCGACAACAAGCCCTGGTTCGCCTCGAACCAAGGCAAGATGCCCTCATGGTTCCAGAACCATACGGTGAGCGGCTTGGTCATCGGTCCCCCTACAGCGTGGCTTAGTGCGTTGCCGATCCGCCGCGCGTGATCATAGCAGTACCTCCTGAGCGGCCTTGGGCGGGTCCTGTTTCTGGCCCATGCCTCGGCTGACGACGATCAGCGCGTCGGCCGGCAAAGGGCGTTGCAGGGCCTGCGCCTCGTCCCAGGGCGCGCGCATCCAGACGTCGCGCTCTTCGGCGGTCCGGAGGATGACCGGGCTGGCCTTCGGGTGAAACGGCTTCACGACCTCGTTCGCGTCGGTCGTCAGGAAGGCGAAGAGATCGCAAGTCTCGAAGCCGGTCTTGATCTTCCGGACGCACGTCCAGTCGCGGATCTCGACGCCGGCGAAGAACGCCAAGGGGCGATCCTCGCCCAGAGCGAACCAGACGTTCTCGCCCGGCTTGCCGCCGGCCTGGTTGGGCTCGGCGAACGAGGTCAGGGGCACCAGGCAGCGATGCTCGGGCCCGAGCCACTTGGTCCAGTATTTCATCTGCCGCAGGTTGGTCGTGCCGCTGTCGGGCTCTTCCTTCAGCATCTGTTCCCAGCGCTCGTCATCGATGACGTGGCCCTTGGCGCGCAGCTTGTCCGCCCGTTCCTTTGCGGCTTTCTCGATCGCCCAAAACTGGGAGGGAAGTCCCCAGCGGGCCATGACCAATTCGTCGCCCTCGGCGCCCGCGACGTGGCGGACGATCGGTGCGGTCATGTCCGGGAAGATCCCGGGAAGGTCTGGCATGTTGCCCACCCCGTCCATGGCCTTAACGGCCGCCAGGATCTCGGCCTGCCCACGGCGCTGGCTGTAGAGATTGCACATCGGGTCAGGCCTTCAGCCAGAGGTCGACGGCCCAGGCGTCTTCGTCCGGCTGATCGCCGGTGTGCTGGCGCAGCTCGGCATGCTCGACGTCTGGCTGGGCGGCCCAGAACTCGACGTCGGTCCGCCACACGCCAGAGAAGCTCAGGTCGGCCGGCCGGCCTGGTCTGGTCGTGTCGGGCGCGTCCGGAGCGGCCTTGCCGTTCAGCCACACCTTGACCTCGATCTCGTCGCCCGGTCCTACCCAACGGTTCTCGACGCGGTCGACCAGAGGATGGCGATCCCAGAACGCCTTCGGGTGCGGCTTGCCGACGGCGGCGAGCGCGGCGCCGTCGCGGTAGAACCGGCGGGTTTCATTTGTCTCGGCGTCGATGATGCGCCACGCCCAGGTCGTCTCGGTCATCTCTGTCTCCTCCGGCCGGAAGCTATCGGTCATGGTCGCAGGCGCCAAGGCTCGGGCGGGATTGGCGGCGCGCCGGCGTCCGGAGCGACGCGGTTATACGCCTGCCGTACCTGCTCCAGTTGACGGCGGGCGGCCGTCACCCTGACGGCGTCGGCCCGGCGGCGATCGTCGCGGAGCGGACGCATCGGCGTTCCGGGCCCTCCGGAATAGAGGAAGTGGACGGGGCCGGAGCAGCCCGGTTCTCGACAAGGCAGTTTGCGATCGACAAGCGAATATCCAGGGCCCTTGGATTGCTGGATCGCCAGCAGATCGGCGACGCCATCCGCGCTGCACGTCAGGCAGCTCCATTTCACATAGATCTGCGCGTCGATCAGGCCGCCAACCGTGTACGCGGCGGCGGGCAGATATCCTGGGTTCTTGCCCATTAGGACCGGCTCCGGTCAGGGATGCCTTTGTTCTTCATCTCGGGAAACGCAGGGCGAGTCTCCCAGCGGGCCGCGCCACATCGCCGACATGGCCGGCGTAGAATTGGGCCCACCTCTCGGATGCCGGTCTGGTCTCCGCCCATGCCCCGCGCCGCCAGACCAGCGATCACGCGCTCCAGCTCCAGGACCGTCGTCAGCGAGCAGTTCCCGCAGTGGAGCTGCACGTCAGCCCCGTGCGCCCTGTAGTGCGCGAGCGGGACGCCAGGCTCGAATTTCTCAGCCACGGACGTGCGTCCGCGCGCGCTGGTCTGCGCGTTGTGCCGGCATGGCGATGTCTCCGATGTTCCGCGAATGTTCTCATTCCGACCCGATGGAGAGTCAAGGCTCGAGTCGGTCAATTCGGGTTTCCGCTCGTCCGGACAGGGCGGGATCGGCGCGTTCCAGCGCGCCTCTCGGCGAGTAACTCCCTCGCCACGCGACGCCGTCGATCGCCGACGGCGCGTCCGCCCCAGCCTCCGGAGGCGGCGGACTCCTAATCGCTCACAGGAGTAAGCTTCAATGTCGCACAACCCTGAAGGGGTGCCGTTCCCCTCGCTGTCCGTCTCGCCGGCGGATCCTCCGGCCCCGTGGATCGGCGGCAAGCGCCATCTGGCCAAGCGGATCTGCCAGGTCCTGGCCAGCACGCCGCACACCTCCTACTGCGAGGTCTTCCTGGGCATGGGCGGGGTGTTCCTCCGCCGCGCGATCCGCCCGGGCCACGAGGTCGTCAACGATATCTCCGGCGACGTCACCAACCTGTTCCGCGTCCTTCGGGCGCATCCGGACGCGCTCCTGGGCGAGCTCCGCTGGCGGCCGGCGATGCGGGCCGAGTTCGACCGGCTGAAGACCATGGCCGCCTACGATCTCACCGACATCGAGCGCGCGGCTCGCTTCCTCTACCTGCAGCGCCTGGCGTTCGGTGGAAAGGTGCGCGGCCGCAGCTGGGGGACCGACCGTACCAAGCCGCACAACTTCGATGTTCGCTGGCTGGAGCCGCGCCTGCGCCGGCTGCACGATCGCCTGGCCGACGTCGTCATCGAGCAGCTGGACTGGGCGGACTTCATTCCCCAGTACGACCACGCCGGCGCGCTCTTCTACCTCGACCCGCCGTACTACGGCTCCGAGGACGACTACGGTCGCGAGATCTTCTCCCGCGCCGACTTCGCCCAGCTCGCCGAGGTTCTGGCCGGGATCAAGGGGCGCTTCCTGCTGTCGATCAACGACGTCCCGGAAATGCGCGCGGCGTTCGCATGGGCCGACATCGAGGCCGTGCAGACGACGTACTCGATCGCCGGCGGCGAGCATGCCGCGCCGGCGTCCGAGCTGCTGATCGGCAAGGGCGTGCCGCTGGGGCTCGCGGAGCCGCAGAGCCGGCTGTTCTAGCGGGGCTCGCGCGCAAATCCTTACCTCGCAAGCGTTTGCGCGCGGCCTTGCTGCACTGCCCTCAAGGGGGTTCCGCGATTTGTTTTAACGCGATAAAGGGGCACCCGCTTTTCGCGTTAACACAACTCACGAACAAGCCGGTTCAGCGGGCGGGATCCCGCCGCGCCGGGTCGTGGGATGCGAGGGTCTAAGCGAGGATCCGCAGGTCCGGCATGATGTCGCCGGCGGCCGGGAACGCGCGGTCGCCGGCGATGAAGGTCATCAGCCTTTGCATCGGTGTCGCGATCTCAAGATCGTAGACGCCGCGCTTGTTGCCCGGGATCATCCGCACCTTGCCGATCAGCGCCCGGAAGGCCTCTCGGGCCGAGACCTCGGCCGGGACCTCGCTGTCCAGGGCGGCCGACAGGTCATCGACCAGTCGGCGGTAGTGGTCGCCGGCGGCCGGGTGCATGGCGACGACGTTGCTGGCGGCGTTCGTGTCTTGGATCTCGCGCTCCAGGATCGTCGCGCGCGCTTCCAGCTCCCGGATCTTGCCGGCCACGGTGGACCCGGCCAACACGCCTTCAGCGACCTGGTCGACCAGGCGCTCAGCCTTACGCCGCACCTCGCCCAGCTCGCGCTCCAGGCGGCCTCGGTCGGCTCCCGAGGTCCGCGCCCGCTCGGCCGACAGGCGATGGACTTCGCGGACAACGGCCTCGATCATTTCGGGGCGCAGCAGGCGATCGCGCACGGCCGCCAGGACCCGGCGTTCCGCGTCGGCCGCCGGCACGGTCCCGCCGTTCGTGCAAAAGGCCGGACCCTTGTTGACCCGACCGTTGCAGCGGTAGCGCGCGGCCTTGGCATTGTGCGACGCCGTCATGGCCGATCCGCAGCAGCCGCAGGCGATGACGCCTGACAGGAGGCGCTTCGGGCGGCGGCGTGCCTGGGCGTCCGCCGGCGATGCGGCGGCGTTGGCGGCGAGGCGGGCTTGAACCCGGGCCCAGAGCAGGTCGTCGACTATCCGGAGATCGGGGCGCTCGATCCGAATGACGGCCTCGGGCGCCGAAACGACTTGGCGCTTCCGGCCGGTGCTGCGGTCCTTGACGCCTCGCGACTTTCCCCAGACGAGCACGCCGCGATAGGCCTCGTTGGTGAGAAGGCCATAACGTCGGCCGGTCAGGCGATTGGCGGCCCATGCCTTGCCCGTGGGCGACGGGATGGCCTCGGCGTTCAGGCCGGAGCAGATCATGCGCGGCGACTTGCCGGAGGCGTACTCGTCGAAGATTCGCAGCACGATCGCGCGCTCGAATTCGTCGATCTCGCGTAGGCCGACGACCAGCTCGCCGGCGGCGTCCAGCTTGCGAACGACGCGATAGCCGTAGGGAGTGCTGATCGCCCGGCCCTCGCGTAGCACCCCGGCCATGCCCCGATGGGTCTTCGCGCCGAGATCCTTCAGCGCCAGCGCGTTCATCGTGCCCTTGAGGCCGATGTGCAGTTCCGTGATCCGGCCTTCGGCCAGGGTGTGGATCTCGACGCCGAGCGCCTGAAGATCCTCATAGGTGTTGGTGACGTCGGCCTGGCCCCGCGACAGGCGATCCAGCGCCTCGCCCACCACGACGTCGAACGCGCCCGTTCGCGCATCTGCCAGCATCTGCAGGTAGCCCGGCCGGTTGCCGGGAGCGGCGGCCGAGATCGCCGCGTCCGAGTACACCGCGACCTCGAGATAACCCTCGTGCGCGATCAAGGCCCGACAGACCGCGACCTGGTCGCGGATCGAGTCCGGGTTCTGTCGCGGGTCGGAATATCGGGCGTAGATCGCGGCGCGCACGCCTTACCCCCTGGAGTCGAGTGCGGGGGCACTCTGCCGCTCGACGATCACCCGGGCAAGCGCCTGGGCGAACGCCAGCTCGGCCGGGCTCAGCGGCTCCGGTCTGCGAGCGGCGTTCGCATCGGGTGATGTCGAGCGGCGGGCGGCCATGGCTAGGCTTTTGCTGCCTTCACCATGGGCGTCGAAATTGAGCGGGCGTCTGCGAGGGCCGCTTGCACCGCGCTCGCCGGCGTTTCGCCGTCTCCCTCGCCCAGGACCTCGTCGCTGCTAAACAGGATCCTCGCGCCATACGGCGGCTCGTCGGCCCGCGATCGGCCGTAGGCCAGCATCCAGAACGCGCCGGGCAGCTGGGTTTGGATCTCGGCCAAGGCCACGGGCAAACCGGCGAAGTCATCGACGGGCTCCAGCCCCATGATGACGTAGCCCGGGCGAAGCGCGGGAAAGCCGCTATCCAACATGTGGATGATCCTGCGGGTCACTGCTCGGCCGGAATAGGCGCCCTCGGCGTTCTTCCCCCCGGGCACATACTCGCGGAGCCGAAGCAGATGGCCGACCTCAAATCCGCGGTCGTTCAAGCGCAGCTCAAACGTCTTGGATCCGTTGGCTACGGCTTCGAAGTGCGGCGGGTGGGTCTTGAGTTCGTGGTTCCACACCGATTTGCCACGATCGGTCGCGCGGCTCACGGGGCCGGCCGGCTTGTCGCTGGTCTCCAGATCTCCGTCGAAGATCTCGACCCCGAGGAAATCGACGCCGTCGGCGCTGGGGCTAGCGGTCAGGCCGCACAGTTCGTTGTCGTGAACCTGGGGCTCGTCGATCTGGCCGCAGGCGATACACCGGGAGGTGCCATCTTCGACGGGTTCTGGATATGGGATGAAGCGACGGTATACCCGGCCGTCGACGGTGATCGTTTCCTCGGTCATGGCTAGAACGGGATCTCTTCGTCGGTGGGGTTCTGGTCGGGCGCGGTGCACAGCTTCACGGCCGAACGCGGAATGATGCGTTCGTCGAGACCGCTGTAACTGCTCCAGATCACCTCGATTTCCTGCGCCTGGACGGCCAGGACCGTCATGCGCAGGCCGCCGGACTTGAGGTGCACAACCGAGCCGACGGTGATCGAATCCTCGACAGCGGGCGTGGTTGTCCGAGGCTGGCGCGGGCCGTTCTCGATCAGCTGGTTCAGGATCTGGGTCTTGCCCCACGCGGGAGGGGCGATCAGAAGGGCTGTGGTCTGGGCCATCGCTCAGCCCTCCCCGCCGGCCGGCCGCAAAGCCCCGCGCCAGGCGCCGACGGTGCTGACCAGGATCGCGACGCCCCAGGTGGTGGTGATCAGGACCTGCAGCGGGTCGCCGGGCCCGCGTGTGGCGTAGTCGAGCAGGTTGCCCAGGAGCAGAAGGCCCGACAGCAGGCCGGCCACGACGGCCGCGCAGCGGAGCAGCAGGCCCCACGCGGTCAGCTGGGGCGGCAGGAGCGCGGCCGGGTGATACTCGGGCCACTCGGCCAGGTCGCCGGTCTGCCAGTCCTTCAGGAACTGCAGGCGGTCGAAATGGTCGTCGACCTTATCGATCGCGAAAGCGACGGCCTCGGCGCCGGTGCCGATCCGCGCCTGATTGGCGGCCATGAAAGCGCGGAGGCGCTGGGTTTCTCGCCAGGCCTTCAGCGGGTTGGACACGCGGATCGTGGTCGATCGCGCCAAGGGCGCGGTGTTGGTCGGGTGCATGGGTGCTCCTCTCAGGCCTGGGCGGCCGATTGCATGGGAAGGCGGATGGGCTCGGCGACGCCCGGGAGGCGGATGAACGCCTCGCCCGGGAAGTCCTCGGCCGAGGCGCGGCGCACGAAGGTGGCCGCGATCAGCGTTGGCTCGCCCGGCTGCAGCTGCTCCAGCGGGCGCAGGCGCGCCATCCAGAGGGCATAGCCGGCGTAGTTCTGGGCCAGCTGCAGGGCGACCTTGGCGGCCGCCTCGTAGCGGTCGGCGTGGACCAGGTTGGGTGGACGCTGGTCGGTGCCGCGCTTCCAGATCTCGGCCAGTTCGGCGTTGCGCTTGGCGACCTCGCCGTAGCGGAGGGCCTTCTCCTTCAGATAGTCGAGCAGCTGCTCCAGCGACGCGTTAAGCGGCGGCATGGTCTTCCCCCTGGCTTTGATTGACGGTGAGGCTGGCGGGCTGGGCTTCGGGCGGGTCGCGCAGGAAGGCCCAGTTGTCGGCGATGATATCGGCGACCTTCTCGTCCCAGTGCTGGGCCGGATCGCCGTACTCCATCGCGTTACTTTCGAGGTCGGCCGCCAGGGCTTCCTCGGCCGCAGCGGACGCGGTGGCTGCTGGCCATTGGTGGTCGCGGACGAGAGCAACGCCGATCAGGCCGACAAAGTCTTCGCGGCTGTCGGCTGCGACCCGGGCGATCGCGTCCTCAAGTGGGGTGACTTCCTTCGGCGCGGCTTTCTTGCCGAGGTCCTCGTAGGTTGTCGGCGGCGCGCACGCGAAATTCAGCGCCATGCAAATGAGTTGGAGGATGACCGCTTCGTCGCTGGCGAACTGCCAGCCGATGTTCATGAAAACGGTGACGCCGTTGTCGTCGACGATGTGACGGCCTGACACGCGGACCGGGAAGTTCAACTTGGCCCGTTTGAACTCGGAGAGCATACGATCGACCGCGTCGGACCTCTTGGATCCGGACATGCCGTTCCACGCGGCCGCTTCGACGATTTCGCGCAGCGCCATCACTTCTTGGAAGCGCTTGTCGTCAGCGTCGCGCTTGGCCTTTGTGGCCGTGCGCAGCTCGGACTTAGTGAGCTTGGCGGCCGCGATCGCTGCCTCGGCGGTCTTCGAATATTCGAACGGTCCGTTGAGCCAGGCCGTCACGTAGGCGCCGTTGGCCGCCGCACGCTTGGCGGCCTCCTCGCCGACTGCAGCCACCCGGAGGCGGTGTAGCGCCGCTTCGCCCTCACGGTCCTGACGGCGGGTCGGCGAAAGCTCTTCGGAGTTGGACAGCTCTCGGGCCGCTTGCCCGATGTCGATGTACGCCTTGTGGTCGCTGTAGTCCTTCTCGGTAAATGTGAGCAAGCCCTGGGAAATGAGACCCTTCACCAGGGGGTCGGCGCCGGCCTTGTAACTGACCTCGGTTTCGGAACCCCAGTGGCGGTTCTTAGGCTTGGCCTTGCCCTTATGCATCACCTCGCCGAGGACCATCAGATCGATCGCCCGCAGTTGACCGGCAATCTCCTCGGCCGGTTTGCGGGTCGTCGCCTTCAGCCAGTCGAATGACTCCTTGCCCGCTGCGACGCGCGCCTGGTTCTCGGCGCTGGTCTTAGTGACGACTCGGATCTTCTCCTGGACGTCACGAACGCCCACCTCGAAGCCCTCGCGAGCGCGGCCAAGTTTGAAGGCGATCGCTCTAGCCGATAAGCCGGTTTCTTTCTGAAAAGCCTTCAGCGCTAGCGCGTCCTCGAAGGGCGTCAGGTTCTCGCGCTGGCTGTTCTCGACCAGGCCGATGAACAGGGCCTCCGCCTTGGTCGCGGCCCGCTCGATAAACGGAAGACCCTCCGCCAGCGCCGGCGGCAAGCGCCCCTCCGACTGCAGCAGCCGGCAGGCGCGAACCCGGCGTTCGCCGGCGTGCAGCATGCGAACGCCGTTTGCGCCGGCGGGATAGAGGACGATCGGTTGCAGCAGTCCCTCGGCCTCGGCGATCGTGTCGGCCAGGCCTTCGAGCGGCTCTTGGGCGACCGCCTTGCGCGGGTTGTCCGGGTTGAACTCGATCTGGGCCAGCGGCCATAGCGGCATGCCGGCGACGCCGGCTTGGCCATCCAGGGCCGCTAGGGCGGCCTCGCCGGCGGCGGTCATCCCATAGACTGTCGAGCGGCCGACGGTCTCGGCCTTGAGCAGGCCGGCCTTGTCCCAAGCCTGCAGGGACTTGCGGGTGTTCGAGGCGTCTCGACCAATCGCCTTGGCGACCTGGTCAGCGGTCATGGGCTGGCCTTCGGCCTTGATCAGCCGAAGCATCTCCTCGGCGTCGAGGACCTGGTGCGTGATCAGCGACGTCATTCGTCGTCTCCGGAAAGGGGGTCGGTGGAAAATTCGGGATAGGGCGTGCCGTCGAAGAGGCTCGCGCCCATGCCCGGGCCGAACGGCGACTTCGCAGGCGACGGATCCTTGGGCGGGGTCGGGGCTGGCGCGACGGGCGGCTTCTTCAGGATGACGTTGATCGTTGCCCACCCCAGGCCCTTGACCAGGGCCAGGCGCTCGCCGGCGACAAGGCCACGATGGCCGGTGGCGTCGTGGATCCACGCCTGCTCGAACTTCGGCCCCGGCGTGGCGATTAGGCGTTCGGGCGATCGGGCCAGGCGGCGGCAAAGCGCCTGGACGACCTCGATCCCGGTCGGGCCGAACATGACCCCGACCGTGTCGGCCCGGCCCTCGTAGGCGCGGTAGCGAACCTGGACGTCGTCGCCGGCGCGGAACGCCAGGCCGTGCATCGTCGAGCCGTCGAACGCCTCGGGCGGGCCGGCGATACCGACGACCTCGACGCCCAGGGGGGCGAGCTTCTGGGCGGCCGCCGCGATCGAGACGACGTCGCCCATATCAGCCGCGTCCCATGGGCGAGCACATGCGAACGACGTTCGCACGCAAGGCCAGCAACTCGGCCACCGCCAGGTTGGCGAGCAGGCCGCCGGCCAGCAGCCCGGCCCCCGTGAAGGGCTTGGCGTCGGTCAGGATCCGCGCCGTCAGTTCCACGTCCTCGGCGCCGAGGACGAAGCGCCGGTCGGCGGCATAGACGGCGACCACGGTCCGGGGCGCGGCGTCGCGCGAGATCACGCACAAGGGGTGGGCGTGGGCCTTGACCGGCGTCGCCTCGAGCGCGGCCAGCACCGTGGCGACGCGGTCGATCTGGGCGTCATAGGCGGGCGTGCCCATCAGCCCTGCCCCGCGCCAGCGTCGGTGGCGGCCATTCGCTGAGCCAGGTTGACCAACAGGGCCCGGTCAGGATCCGGCATGTGCAGGAACGCGTCATGCAGTTCGCGGCCGTGACGCTGGTCGATCAGAGCATAGCCGGCGGCCGGCACGGTGATCGCCGTCTTGTCGCCGGTGGCGGGGCTGGGAAGGCCCGCGAAGAACAGGTCGATCGGGGCCTGCAGGAAGCGGGCGGCCGCGTACATCTTGCTGGCGCTGAGGCGGTTGTCGCCGCGTTCGTACTTCTGGACCTGCTGGAACGTGATGCCCAGCGCGGCGGCCAGGGCTTCTTGGCTGAGTCCGCGGTTCTTGCGCGCCATCCGAAGTTGCCGGCCGACGTGGACGTCGATCGGATCCGGCGTGCGGCCGTTGGAAGGGTTGTCGAAAGCCATGGATCATCTCCCCGATGGCCTCGCGCCGGCTCCAGTCGTCCGCAGGGGAAGCGGACCGCTCGAAGGGCTGCCGAGGTGACGAGAGGGACTGTCACGAGTCGGCGCGAGGTTGAGGAAATATCAGCGGCTATTCTGACAAACTGTCAAGACATGTTGTCAGTGGCCCATGGAGTCCGCGACCTTCATCCTTCCGGTTGCGATGGGGGCGACCATGAACTTTCGGGCGATGACATTGATGGGCGCGGCGTTCGTTGCCGTCGCTGGCTGCGACTATGTACCGGGAACGCCCCAGGCCAGGGCCCGGTCGGCTCTAAGCGGCTATCTGTACGATCCTGCCGCCGCGAAGATCTCGGTCCTGCATGCCTCGCCGTCGGCCTTGTGCGGCACGGTCAACGGCAAGAACCGTCTTGGAGGCTACGTCGGCGCGCAGCCATTCCTGCTGACCGATGGGGACCGGCCCGTTGTCTTTGACGGTACGCCGTCGGTCTCCGACTATCGGGTCTGGTCAAGCGCCCCCAAGAGTCCCGACGGCCAAGAGGCCTACGCCAAGATGGAAGACGGCTGCGCCTTCAAGTCTCTTTGGTCGAAGAGTTGCGGCGCCAGCAGTGCCGAGACCATCATCCTTGACGAGGAATTCTGCGCGGCCTGGCGCGCTAAAGACTGGGAGAAGCTCAGCTTTCTCGACCGCTACTAGCTTCGGCCCACTACGCTGTGGATTGCCGCGACAGCTGTCATGGGAAATTCTAGGTCGAGATCCGGAGCGAGCTGGTGCAGCACTAATTGCTCAGCCTCGCGCCTCACGAAACGAGCAAGGACGCCTTCTCCGCCCTCGGTCAGAAGAACGCAGTCTTGGCCGCGAGACGGCCATCGACTGGGCGCGACATATATGATCTCACCGGGTTCATACCTCGGGATCATTGTTATGTCGGACACCTCCAGCGCAAAGGCGTCCCGGACGTGTTGCTGATTTGGATGCATCGGGACATAGCCCCTTAGCGCCTCTTCGGTCAGCGCCAACCGCGCCTTTCCGGCCTCAACGATCCAACCATAAAGAGGCACCAGCCCGGGCATCGGCATGACTTTGCCGCCGGCGTCGATCGCCCGCTGGTCGCCTCCAAGCCAGGCTTGGATTTCGCGGGCCTCGTGGAGCTGAAGCCTTCGCTTACCTGAAAAAATGCGGCTCACAGACGCGCTGTCGAGCCCCAGCAGTCGACCGAGGTCGGCCTTGCTCTTGCCCTGCGCGCTCATTGCGCTGTCGATTGCGGCGATTTCCGGATCCATCATGGATACGGACTCTGACCAAATGTCAGAACGCAGTCGTTGACGACTCGCGCGGATCACTTCACCCCTCGTCCTGACATTTCGTCAGGAGCTTATGTCATGGGTGCGACAACCTGTCACCCCCCGGCCAGTGAGGGGGAGTTGACTGCCCGCGACGTGGTTCTCCGGGTCATCGGCGTAAAGCGCCTTGCCGCTTGGTGCGACGTAAGCGTTCACGCGCCGTACCAATGGCTGAGCCGAGGCGATGGCGCCGTAGCCATTCCAGCGTCTTATGCGGCGACGATTATCAAGGCTGCTCGCGCAGAGGGCATCGACTTTGACATCGGCCTTTTCTGGCCCGACCTGAGAGGTCTGGTCGGATGACCCATCAGGTCTCCAGCCGATCTTCCAAAAGGCTGACGTATTCAATCGCGCGGTCGAGCTGCTCAGCCGCCGTGTCCAGGTGCATTCGGGCCCTAGCAACAGCTCGTCGGTCCGTCTGCTTTGAAGCGCCTACGCCATATCGCTCTCTGTCCGGTGCGCGAACCAGCAGTGTCCGCAACTCGCCCAACACCCGGTCAACGGCGGCCTCACGCTCATCTGCACTCAACATCAACTTCACGCTCCAAAATCACACTCGTCTAACGGGTATTCAATCCCGACGGTTAAGCTTTCAGCAACTAGAAATACCTGTTTCTAGTTGCGACAAGACGACTCAATTGACTTCTAGTTGCGCCCGGAGTCATAAGCCGCAATTCGCGCATCGGGCGAAAATCTCGCCTTTCAGGGTCACTCCATGACCCGGCGCGGCCTTCCCGAACCGTCCAGCGACGACCTGCGCAAGTGGCGAACCCTGATCGGGGCCGCCCGCAAACAGGCCGCCGCGCCGCTGACCTTCGCCGGCGACCTGGGCAAGCGCGCCAAGACCGCCGGCCGGGCCGTGATCCCGCCCCGCCACTTCGTGCGCGGCGGCGTCTTCGTGCGCCTGGTCGACCTTGGCAAGGTCTGGGCCGGTCTCGATCGTGATCAACGGATCCGGCGCGCGCCCGAGCTGGCCGGCCTGGCCGACGCGGTCGCCGCCGCCCTGGACGAGAACCCGGCCAGCCGCACCCGCGCGGACGTGGATGGCTGAGATGCGCCCTCGTCCCTTCGCCGTCGAGCGTGTCCGCCGCCAGGAGCAGATGACGCCGCATGTTCGGTGGCGTCGGCTCGCGCTTCAGGCCCTGCAGCTGGGCGCCGCGGCCTTGGGCGAACAGCGTGGTGCGCGGCCCGATCCGTCAGGATCCGCGCGTTGGAGCGCCATCACGTTCGCGGCCGAGCTGGCCCAAGCGGGCGCGGCGCCGCCGCTGCTGGACCACGCCGAGGGCCGCCTGGCCCTGGCCATGCTGGCTCACGCCGGCCGGGCCTTCGCCTCGGTTGGTCCCGCCCGCCGTCGCGCGTTCGCGCCGTCTCTGATCGCCGCCGGCCAGCTGGTCGAGGACCTGTTCTTGGAGATCCTGCGATGACCCTCCTGACTACCAAGGACCGAGAGGTCCTGCGCCTGTACGCCGCCCGCATGTCGACCTCGTCGATCTCCTCTATCGCCGGCGGAAGCGAGGCGGCGATCTACAACCGCCTTACCCGCCTTGAGGTGAATAGCGTTGGCCAGGCGCTGGATCGCCTGCGCCTCGACGATGAGGCTCGGACGGCCGCGAGCGCGCCGGCGGGCGCTAAAGCGGGGAAGGCTAAACCCTCACCACCTCCGACGAAGGTCCCTGCGCCAACGCCGCCGGTCCTGACAGCGAGCGTGGACGTCGCCGGCGACACTCTGCGTTACGAGGTGGTCGGCTGGGGGATCGGCGCTGGCTTTTCAGTGGTGGACGCCGGACGCGTCGTCGAGGCCCTGCGCACCGACATCGCGCCATGCATGCTCACTGACACCCAACTAGCAGCCGCAATGATCCCGGCTGCAGACGTCATCCCTTCCGTCGTCACGTCGAAGCCTCGGGCGTCGGCGACGGCGTCCACCGCTGTGCGTCCGTCCGCGTGTAAGAGCGGCGGGCTGCGCCTGAAGCCGGTCACGGACCGGATCGCGCGGTGGGCGGGCCACTTCCTGCGGGCCCGATGGCCACTGCAGGAAGTGGCCGACCTTTTCGGCGTCGCCGAAGACGACCTAGCCTGGGCCTGCGGAGTGGCGGCATGAAGCCCTCCCGCGCTGTCATGGAGGCCCACGCCCCGGGCGAGGTCGAGAAGGACGATCCGCAAACCCGCCTCTATCGGGCTCTCGACTATTTCCCGACCCCGCCCTGGGCGGGTCGCGTGGGCGCCGAAGTGATCCTGCGCGCCGATCCCGGCGCCGACGCCGTCGATGAGCCGGCCTGTGGCGAAGGTCACATGGCCGTACCCTTCGGCGAGTACTTCCGCGTTCGCGCGACCGACATCCATCCACACGGCTTTGGCGGCGTGGAGGACTTCCTCGATCGCCAGGCGCGCGCCACCCGGATCCGGCCGCGCTGGGTAGGGACCAATCCGCCGTTCAAAGACCTGGACGCCTTCGTCGAGCGCGGACTCGAGGTGGCCACCCATGGCGTGGCTTTGCTGCTGCGGACGACCGCCCTGGAGAGCGAGGGCCGCTATGGTCTGATGCAGCGTCTATCGGTGCAGGAAACCTTTTCGGAGCGCGTCTCGATGCGCCTCGGCCGGTGGGATCCGGCCGGCAGTTTCGCGACCGCCTATTCGTGGTTCGTCTGGATGCATCCCGAGGCCGAGGCGGCCTCACCGCTGGCCGAGGCGATCCTCGCCGCGCGTCGCGCCGGCGGCTGGTTCAGCACCCTCATTCCGCCGGGGACGAAGGCCCGCCTCTGGAAATCCGATGACGTCCGCCGGTTCGCGCCGGCGGCCCCGATGCCGCTGTTCGACGGGGTCGAATGATGCGGGGGGGGGGGGGGCGTTGACCGGGAAGACGAGCTGCTGCTGGACCTCGACCTATTGGACGGGACGCTGGTCGAGTTCGATCCGGATCGCATCGAGACAGCGATCGCGCTTTGGCAGCGGGGCCTG